AACAAGGCCCTGGTCCAGAAGAGCAGGCTAAGCAGGCAGAGATGCAACTTAAGGCTGAAGAGCTTAAGTTAAAGATGCAGAAGATGCAGACTGAAAGCGCTCTTAGACAGAAAGAGATGGAGATAGACGCTCAGATAGCTCAGCAAGAGTTAGAGTTAAAGGCACAAGAAGCTCAAGTTAATATGCAAATCAAAGCACAGGAACTTGAGATTAAAAAGGCGGACTTAGCTCTTAAACAACAAGAGTTAATTTTAGAAAGGGAACAGGGCAGGCCAGTAGCTATTGGTCCTACATAGTAAGGGTTTAGCCTTACAGCTAAAAGGAGGTTAGATGGGTAAGAAGGGGAAGGATGTACAGTTGGGTCAGGACGCAGTAAGATTTGTTAATGACCCATTGTATAAGACAGCAATGTCAGATACAAGGGAAGCACTAATTACTATGTTATTAAATACAGCAATTAGTGAGGAAGTGGAAAGAGATAGAATCTACATTACCATTAAAGCTTTAGGGCTAGTTGATGAGCACATACAGAGTGTCATCAATACAGGTAAGCTGGCTGAAGGACCAGCAGGGTTCTACGAAGATACAAACAACTATTAGGGCTTTAGCCTTAAGACTAAATTAAAAAAGAGGGAGATGACTATGGATTCGAATACGAATAACCAGATGGCACAGGCGTTCGAAAGAGCGGAAACAGGGTCTGCAGAAGAGGCAGCCAATAACATCCTTAATATGTGGGAATCAGAAGATGACCAACCTACAAGCGAGGAAACTGAATCTACTGCAGAAGACGAGGTAGTAGAGGAGGAAACACAGGAAGATGAAGTCGAAACAGAAGAGGTCTCGGAAGAGGAAGCCTCTGAAGAATTAGAGGAAGTTGAAGAAGGTGAAGAAGAAACCGAAGAGGAAACTGAAGATACCAGCTATACTATTAAAGTAGATGGTGAAGAGTATGAAGTTAACTTAGAGGAACTTAAAGCTGGATATCAAAGACAATCTGACTACACTCGTAAGTCTCAAGCAGTAGCCGAGGGACGTAAGGATAATGAAGCAATTCAGTCCGAACGCCTAAGACTAGAGCAAGAGAGACAGCTGTACGCTAACGGCTTACAGATGCTGAGAGAACAACAGGAAGCTAACCTTTCTGAATTTAGTCAAGTAGACTGGGATTCCCTTAAAGAGGAAGACCCGTATGCATATATGATTAAGAAGGACGAGTACCGAGATGCTCAGGATAAAGCAAGGAATGCTGTACAACAACAACGGATTGTACAACAACAACAGAGTCAACAAGCAGCACAGTCAAGAGCAACCTTTGTTCAAGACCAGTACACTCAGCTAGTTGATGCTTTACCAGAGTGGAGTGATGATAAGTCTACCGTAAAGGATGACATCAGAACCTTTGCATTATCTTCAGGATATGCACCAGAAGAAGTTGACCAACTAGCAGACCACCGTAGTATCCTTATTCTTAAGAAGGCTATGGAGTTTGACAAGTTAACTAAGAAGGTTGCACCTCAAGCTAAGAAGGTTAAGAAAGTTCCTAAGGTACAGAAGTCTGGAAGAGGAAAGGTTAAGTCTGAGACTGAAGCAGCATCATCAAAGAAGAAGCGTACAAGGTTAAGAGAGTCTGGCAGTCAAGCTGACGCAGCCTCTATATTTTATGATATGTTATAATAAGGAAATACTACTATGGCAACAACTACGCAATTTAAGACTTACGATGCTAACGCAATTCGTGAGGATTTATCAGATGTTATTTACGACATCTCCCCAACGGATACCCCCTTCCTCTCTGGCATTGCCAAGAAAGGCTCTGTATCTAATACACACTTCGAGTGGCAGACAGATGCTCTAACAGCAGCTTCGGCAGTTAACAAGCACGTTGAAGGAGCAGCAGTAGGTGCAGCTTCTATGACGGATACTACTCGTCTAGGTAACTACACACAAATCTCTAAGAAGGTTGTTGAGGTTACTGGCACACAAGAGAAGGTTGACAACGCAGGCAAGAAGTCTGAGATGGCATACCAATTAGCTAAGGCTTCTAAAGAGCTTAAGCGTGATATGGAATCTTCATTACTAGCTGACACTTCAGGTTCTGCGGGTACTGCTTCTGCAGCCCGTGTTACTCAAGGTGCTGCTAAGTTTATCGCAACTAATGTTGTAGATGCTGGTACTACTGGTACTCACGCTGCAATCGAGGATGCTGATATTGTTAGTGCAGCTGAGAAGTGTTGGACACAAGGTGGTGAGCCTTCAACTATCCTATTAGGTGCTACTAATAAGAAAGTTATCACTGGCTTATCTGGTCGTGCTGATGCAACTCGTTCAGCGGTAGACAACAACAAGACGTTATACAACGCTGTTGATATCTACGTAACTGACTTCGGTACATTCAACATCCAGTTAGATAGATACTGCGACCAAGATTTGGTTTATGTTCTTGATAACGATATGTGGTCTGTTGACTTCTTACGTGACTTCCAAACAGTAGACATCTCGAAAGATGGTGACTCTGATAAGAAGATGCTTCTAGTTGAGTACGGCTTACGCTGTGGCAACGAAGCAGCTAACGCTAAGATTCGTTACACAACTGGCTAATTAGTTAGTTTAACTCTGCCCCTCGGCTCACGCCTGGGGGTTTTGTTAAATTATCTAGGAGAAGTTATGGCACTAAATACAAAGCTAATTGAGAACTTAGATGGCTCACTCACTAGCGTATCATCTCAAGACACACAAGAGATAAGAGATATTGTTACAGAGAATACTAGATACAGAGAAGAAGGTTCTCGTAGTGGTAGACATCAATACAAAGGTGACACACAATTCTCACATAAAGTAGCCAGCATTCCTATGATTATGGTTGAACAGATGATGAGAGATGGTGTGTGGAATAACCAAGAAAGAATGAGAGAGTGGTTGAACAACCCAGAGAATGCTCCATTCAGAACAACAAAAGGTAAACTATAGATGGCACTAAATACGTACTCAGGATTAAAAGATGCAGTTGCTGACTGGCTGGATAGGTCAGATATATCAACAAGAATACCTGACTTCATTACATTAGCTGAAGCACGTATCAATAGAGACCTGAGGATTAGAGCTATGGAAGTACGCTCTACTATGACTACTACTGCTGGTAAGAGATACTTTAATTTACCTGGTGGTTACCTTCAGATGCGTAACATCCAACTTAACACAGATGCTATTAAACCTTTAGAGTATGTCACACCAGAGATGTTAGACAGATTATATTCAGGTTCTGTATCAGGCGTTCCTCGTGCTTATACTTTGATTGGTGATGAGATTCAATTAGCACCAGTACCAGATGCAGCATATATATTAGAGATGGCATTCTACGAGAAGTTTACAGAACTAGGTGATGGTACTTCAGGTACAGTCACAAGCAACTGGCTTACTAAGAATGCTCCTGATGTATTGCTTTATGGTGCACTACTAGAGGCAGAACCTTTCATTAAGAATGATGAGCGTATTCCTGTATGGCTAAACGCATATAGAGAATCTATTGATAAGATTCAAAAGGCAGATGCAAGAGACAGACACTCAGGTTCAGCTATGAGAGTAAGAACTATATACTCAGGAGTTGAGGGTTAATGCCTCAATCAACCTGGGCAGCTAAATCAAACACCTGGTCGGCTGACTCTTATGTGTGGTATAACACTACCTATGCAGACTCGGTTAATCTAAACTCTGATGTATCTACTAGCTCTGCTGGTAATACAATATACCCAGCCAGTCTTACTTTTGATGCTAATACAACTGCCAACATTACAGGTGGATTTTCCTTTGTAGGTTCAGTTACTTTAGGTTTAGGTGCTGGTGTTTCTTCTTCAGCTAACACAATATACGTATCATCAATCACACTGTCATCAACAGAAGTTCTTAATGGTGTAGGTAATAAAGTATTTGTAGATAGTATAGCCTTTGGTTCTACTGTTGATTTCCCACTACCAGGAATGTCTGACGGTTGGGATGAGAAGACTACAACGTGGGCTAGTGACACAACTAGCTGGGGCTATATTCCTAATCTAGCTTCAGCAGTTACAGCTAATATGACTCAGACTATTCTTTCTGAGCTACACGAAGAGGACGCAACTAAACTGGCTACTGCTATCTTAGCACTAGAGTCAGGAACTACAGCATCAGCAACAGTGGCTATGTCTTCCAGTATCTCACTGGCTAACACACAGAACATAAAGAACAACATCAATTTTGAAGAGAACATCACTTTAGCCTCGGCTGGGTTAATCACTTCAGATAACAACCTACTGTGGAATGATACTACAGAGGATACATCAACTACCTGGACTAAGGTAGCTGACCCAGACGAATAAATAATAACAACGGAGTAAATAATGAACTTAGAATCTAACTTAGGATTAACAAACATCTGGTCGGTTACCTGTCTCGATAAAGATGGTAACGTAAAGTGGGCAGAGGAGAAGAAGAATTTGATTACAACTGTAGGTCTTAATCACATCTTAGACACTCAGTTCCACGCAGGAACAGCAACAACAACTTGGTACATCGGACTTAAAGGTTCGGGCACACCAGTAGCAGGTGATACTATGGCATCACACTCTGCTTGGTCAGAACTAGCTGGCTACTCAGGCTCTCGTAAAGAATGGACAGAGGGTGCAGCATCATCAGGTAGTATGACTAATGCTTCTAGTGTTGACTTCAGTGTCACAGGTACAGCAACAGTGGCAGGTGCATTCTTAAACACAGCAGCAACTGGTACAGCAGGTACACTATACGGTGTGGTTGATTTCTCTTCAGCACGTTCAGTAATTTCAGGTGACACGCTACAGGTAACAGTAACAGTAACAGCTGCTTCAGCATAACTAGGAGGTCTTAGATGGCTATTGAAACTTTTGAATTTATTGACGACTTAAACACCGCCAATCCTACATCAACTGACAACGTCAGCGAAGGTGATGACCATCTTAGAGGTTTAAAGACTACCCTTAAGAACACATTTCCTAATGTAACTGGTGCTATCAACGCAACAGAAGCAGAACTTAATGTTGTCGATATGTCAGCCTCTGGTTCTACATCAGGTCAGATTTTAACATCAACAGGTACAGGTTCTGTTCCTACGTGGCAAGCTGCTGCTGCAGGTGGTGCTAGTGATATTGATGGTTTATCTGATGGTTGGGCTGATGCTTACTCATTAGGATTAGGCACAAACGCTTTATCTAATGATGATGGCTCTTATAACTACAACGTGGCAGTAGGACACACCGCTCTGCAGACTAATACTTCAGGTTACAAGAACGTAGCTATAGGTTATCGAGCTTTAAAGAGTAACACTACAGGTTACTTCAACACAGCTAGTGGGTATAGGTCTCTGTTTAATAATACAACTGGTCATAAAAACTATGCGTTTGGCAACTTCGCTTTAAGCAACAACACCACAGGAAAGAGAAATTCAGCTAGTGGTAGCTATTCTTTGTATAAAAATACCACATCTTCTGATAACACCGCTAGTGGTTATAATTCACTAAGAAATTGCACTGGGTATAGCAACACAGGCTTTGGGTCTAAGGTTTTACAGGAGACTACAACAGGATATAACCTCGTAGCTTTAGGTAAGGATGCTTTGAAAGGAAATACTACAGGTCGTGATAATACAGGTAGCGGTGTGTATGCTATAAAAAATAATACTACAGGATATGAAAATACTGTTAGTGGTACTTATGTTGGTTTCAACAATACCACAGGTAATAGCAATACTTGTTCAGGTGCACGGTCTATATATTCAAACACTACTGGTTCTAACAACACTGGTGCTGGTTATAGAGCTTTATTTGGTAACACCACGGGCAATAAGAATATTGGTATTGGGTATCAAGCTGGTCAGTCTATCACTACTGGTAGTAATAACACTATTATTGGTAGCTATGTAGGTACTACAGCTCTATCAGACACAGTAGTTATTTCAGCAGGTACTTTTGTAAGACTGAAGGTAGACAGCACAGGTTTGTATGTTAACGGTACTCTTTCTGGTGGTGGTGGTGCTAGTGATATTGATGGTCTTAGTGATGGTGTTGTTACAGGTAATTCTGTAGGGCTAGGCTCAGGTGCATTATCTAGTGATGATGGTTCTACTAATAGAAATACGGCTGTTGGTGAAGATGCTCTTAAAACTAACACTTCAGGGTATTTCAACGCAGCTATGGGTTCTAACGCCTTAAAAGATAATACCACAGGGCGTAGTAATACATCTTCTGGTTATAACTCTCTAAAAAATAACACTACAGGCTTTGGTAATGTTGCTAATGGTATGGAGGCATTAAAGCTAAATACTACTGCCTCTAAGAATACGGCTTCTGGTTATCTGTGTTTATCCTCCAATACTACAGGTGCTAGCAATACTGCTATAGGTGCTGAGGCTTTAAAATCTACCACGTCAGGCTCTTACAACACAGCTTCAGGAAAATACGCTTTAAAATATAACACCACAGGTGGGCAGAACACCGCTAGTGGTACTTACTCACTATACAGAAACACTACAGCTAGTAAAAATACTGCGATGGGTTATAAGGCTTTACAATCTAACACTACAGCTCAGCTCAACACTGCTGTTGGTTGGTATTCTCTACAGCTTAATACCACAGGTATTAGAAACTCAGGCTCTGGGGCGTATACATTAAAGAGTAACACCACAGGGACAAAAAACTCAGCTTCTGGTTATGCTGCTTTATGGGGTACCACCACAGGTAGTAATAACACAGCATCTGGTTACTTTGCCTTAGTGAACTGTAATACAGGTTCTAATAATAGTGCGTTAGGTGCTTATGCTGGTCACTCGTCTTCCCCTTCAGGGAATATTACCTCCTCTAGTAATATTATTTGCCTAGGAGATAATAGTGTTACTTCTCTGTACTGTTCTGACACTTCTATCTCATCATCAGACGGTAGAGATAAGACGGATGTAGAGGACTTCACAGCAGGTCTTAGCTTTGTTAATCAGATGCGTCCAGTAACATATCGTTGGGATAAGAGAACTTCTTACTTAACAGGAGATAATCAGGATACTCTATCTATCACACCAGATGGAACACACAAGAAGCCTAAGCAACATATTGGTTTTATCTCACAAGAGGTTCAACTACTAGAGCAGGCATTAGGTTTTGCTACTAATAAAGACAACGAGTTAATCTGTAACACTAATGAAGATGCTACAGCTATGGGCTTGAAGTATGAGCGTTTAGTGCCAATATTGGTTAATGCCATTAAAGAATTATCGACAGAGAACGAGGCACTGAAGATACGACTAACCGCCCTCGAAAACGCATAAAAACAGGAGAAAGAAATATGCCACACCCTAACGGAGAAGTACCAACAACAGAAGAAATCGCACAACACTACAGTGCTGCGATGGACAGTGTAAACCTAATCAACGAGATTGTAGCAACTGGTGATACCGATGAAGAATCAACAGATTCTATTGCTCGTAATAAGGAACACTTAGAGATTATGGTAGCTAAAGACTTTTGGACAACAGAAGACCTAGCACCATTCACAGCAGCAATTAACGCTTAACAACAGGAGAAATACAAATGTCTAAAAAACAAAAAGAACAGACTATTACTATTGATGACGTAGAGCATAAGGTAGCGGATTTAACTCAAGAGCAGATAGGGATGGTTAATCACGTTCACGACCTTGACCGTAAGATTGGCTCATCCCAATTTAACCTCGACCAACTTAACGTAGGTAGAGAGGCTTTTATGAATATGCTAACTGAGTCATTAAAGGTAGAAGAAGCTGAAGAGGTGGAGTAATGAAGGAGATATTCTATCAGGCATCACTGCCTAGAGCGGGTTCTACTTTACTACAAAACATCTTAGGTCAGAATCCTGACTTCTACGTTACCCCCACATCGGGGGTTCTGGAGTTAGTGTTTGGAGCTAGAGGTAACTTCGATAATTCTCCTGAGTTTAAGGCTCAGGACAGTGAGGAGATGGTATCAGGTTTCAGGGCATTTTGCTCTGAAGGTGTTAAAGGTTTCTTTAATGCCATAACCGATAAGCCTTACGTTGTAGATAAAAGCAGAGGCTGGGGAGTCTATTATGACTTCCTCAGCTTCTACCAAAATAATCCTAAAGTGATTTGTATGGTTAGAGATTTACGAGATGTGTTCTGCTCTATGGAGAAACAACATCGTAAAGCTCAGAGTACATCAGGTGGCATTATTAATGATGCAGAGATGGAAGGCACAACCACAGCTAAACGTGTGGATATGTGGGCTAACTCTCAGCCAGTAGGTTTGGCTCTTGATAGACTACAGCAGGTAATGCTAGAGAATAGCCCTATCTTGTTTGTTAGGTATGAGGATTTAACTAAGAACCCTCAGGCAGAACTAGATAAGATTTATGACTACCTAGGTGTGCCAGTACATAAGCATAACTT